GCTGCGGTGTATTATGTAAATCCTTTAGCTGCTGATCAACTTTAGCGATAGCTCTGGTAGTTGCATCAGCCCATGCCTGCATATCTTGCGTGGCATTTTTATTGCCAATTTCAGCTATGGCAATAGCCGCTTCACCGGCAACACCTGCCAGCACGATCATATCCCGCTGCACATCCAAAATATGCTGGTGCCAATCAAGTAATCCCAGCGACATATTCAAAAGGCCGGTTACAAATTGCGTGATGGCCGGGAGCGCGTTAATCAGCGCGGTAACAAAATTTCCTATGGCTTCTGAATTTTGGATAACCGCAACCATCAGCTTGGCACGGAGCACAGCTTCAAGTGTAAGTATCTGCTCTTGCGCTCCCTCAGCCTTTTGCAACAGATCGGCACCGATCACTATGCCAAGATCATAAGCACGCTGGCGCAATTCATCAAAGGCATCGCTGCCACCGCGCACGATGTTCACCATATCAGTGGCACCGCGCCCGAAAGCGGCGGCGTTGAGCGCTAACTTGGCTTGCTGCGTATCCATCTTGGCCATGGATTGAAACAATAGGTTAATGCCACCATCAACAGATTGAACGGCCTGCAACTGCGCCAGCAACGCCGGGTTGCTCTTGGTAAGATAAGCGTATAACGATCCGGTGCCAGCCTGTAGCTGGCCAAGGTTCTTGCCAAATTTATCCAGCGATGAGTTTAGCGTATCCTGCGATACGCCAACAATCTTTGCGGCAAATTGATATTGCTGCAGCGTGTCCGTAGTGATGCCTAGGGCGGCGGCATGTTTCACCAGAGAATCCGCCGCCTCAAGATTGCTTTTTATAAATTCGCCAATTACACCGCCGCCAACCAGCGTGAGCATCGCGCCCTTGAGGGAGAAGGCGGAGGCGGTAAGCCCTGTCATTTCCGCCGTAACGCCACGGAAGCCGTTTACCACCGTGGCCAGTGCGCGGTTAGAGGTTGCGGCCCATGATGAAAGTTGAGTTTGCGCCTTGCCAAGATCGGAAGCAAAGGCGGCGGTATTCATCGCCAAATCTATGAATAAACTACCAACCGCCGTTGCCATTATCGTTGCCCCATTGTTCTTTGCCTATCCTGCAACGCTGACATTACACGGCCATCACGCTCATCCTGCTCTGTCTTTTCGTTGCGCAATGCAAAGTAGCATTTCCATTCCTCTATCTCATAACTGGTGATGCGCTGTAAAAGCTCCCTCACCGTCATGCCTAAATGCGCCGCCAGCGTAAAATAAAACCTGCGCTCTGGCAGCGCTTCTAGTTTTTTGCGATGTTATCGGATTCGCCCCCTGCAACAGCGCTAAGTTTTTCCGTTGCGGCGAAAACGCGATCAAGCGCCGCGCCGCTTTTCTTGGCCAAGGCTGCAATCTCATCATCTGTGAAAAGCCGTGCGCCGCTTTCATCCACCATTGATTTGCCGATTGCGTGCAGCTTCATCACGTTCATCACCTGTGAAATATCTTTTTTGGTACCGTCCGGGTTGATGAATAGTGATTGGATGCTATCACGATCCGCACCGGTAAGCGCACGCACGCGCACGCTGCCGCCCCATTCAGGCACTTCCACATCAACGGATTTCAGATCATCAGCCGTTAGTATCTGTTCTTTTGTCAGTAAGGCCATCGTTTTGCTCCTCAAGTTGTTTTACAGGTGCCTTGTCACCAAGGGCTTTCACTATGGCGGATTTTACATCACCATACAAGCTGCCGCATTCAGAAAGTACGCGCTGAATAATCGCGGGATCGCGTTTTGAAAAAGCGGCAATCCCCTCATCCTCAAAATGGCGCACACCTTCGCTGGTGCGTGCGATCAGCGCAACCACGGCGTGATCAACTGCATTTTCCGCTGCGGCCACTTCCGGGTTGGTACGCAGGTGCGCGGCCATGGCTTCAATCTCAGCAACGGTTGGCACGTATGTGTAAACATCCATGCTCCATTCAGGAATCTTGATAAATAGCTTTTCAATATCCTCTTTGATTTTCGCCATGCTGCGCCCCTGTCAATTACGATGTTAAGCGGGAAAGCGCACCAGTACCGGTGAGCTTGAGCACGGTTTTAGCCAAATCGCCAACCTTGCCGGTGATCGGCTGGTAGCTTTCAAGTATTGCGCTGCCGCTGTATTGCGGGTTGCTGGTGCTGTTGGCGCTATTCACCGGGTTGACAAGCACGGTGTTTGCCGTACCCACCAGCGCAAACATGATGCTATCAAGGTTTGCAGCGGCGTAATCCTGCTCAAGCTCAATATCCATGCTCCACGATTTCAGTGCCGGGAGGTTGGACATTACAGCGTTGCTGTTCATCGCGGTGTTATCCACGATGGATGCCTGATAGTTGATCGTCACGCTTAACACGTGATCGCTAATATCGTTTGAGTTATAGGAAACTTTTGCGTTGGTTAGAACAATTGCAGCCATGTGACGTACTCCCTAAATGTTAATAGATACCCAGCGATGCGATGATTTTGAAAGAGGGAGCGCCGCCGCTGATTGTTGCTTTCACCCTCCACCACGTATCCGTAATTGCCCCGGCAACGTTCTTAATTTCCGCGCCAATGGCTGATAACGCCGTATGGGTGATGCGCACTGTCTGCGCACCGGAAAAGCTATTGGTTGAATCGCTTTCAATAGTCAGCGTCAAGCTGCCGGTGCCTACCTGCCAACCGTGCAGGCAGCAATACAATTTTTTGCCAGCCGCTACAGCGCCAAGCTGCCGCCCGGTGCCTGCCGTTGTGGTGGTGAGCGCGGCAGCGCGGGATTGCATCATAATGGTAGCCTGTATCAGCGGATCGTGGCTTGAATCGGCGGATATGGCAAATGGGAACACATCACCAACCTTGCCGCCTAATTTCAAATCGGCAACGGCGGAGTTAAAGAAATATGATGGCGATCCGTCCGTATCGTCTTTGGCTGAAAACGTCATTGCCTTATCGTACTGGCTGATGGCGTTGAACAACGCCAGATCAGTTGTATCAAAACTGGCGAAGCCATCCACGGCTGCGGTTATTTTCTTTATCGTAGGAAGGTTCAAAACTGATGTGTTGCCAAGCGTGGTGGCATCCGCAATGCCAGATGCGTAATTGATACCAACCGTTTTAGTACGGTTTTGCAGATCATAGCCATCAAAATAAACGGCCTGATCGCGTATAACTAACGGGTTGATTGTCATGTGCCTATCCTAATGTGGTTTCACTATAATGTATTTCTATATCTATAGCAATATGCTGCTGCCGGGAATCCGATTCAAATAAATCCTGCGTGCTGATGATGAAGGTATCAAACACCCCGGTGGTTTTGTAGCGGCGCATCGCTGCCTTTACCTGTTGCTCAATTGCTTTTGCCGCTGTGAATGATGCCGCCCAAATATCAATCTGAAAACGCGCTGATACAATGCCGGAATCAACGCCCATGGCGCTGTAACTTTTATCACCAACCAAACGGTATTCCAGCGATGGCAGCGGCGCATCCTGCTCACGGATATTAGGATAAATAGCCGGGTTGCTGCCGGTAGTATCCAGCCCCAGCAAAGCGGTGAGCGCCGTGTAACCTGATAGCCGTGAATATATCGCCGCTTCAACCGTCATTTTCTACCTCAATAATCCTGAGCGCTTGAGCGATCCGGCCAATTTCTTTGCCGCATTCTCAATGCTCAGGCCAATCTGCCTGCCTACAATATCAATCACCTGCGTTTTAGTGCGATCAAACACCGGACGCAACCACGGGCGTGCGCTCTGGTGCTCACTGCCAAATTCATCAAACATGCCCCAGAATCCCTTTCCTACTGTCACGATAATTTCACATGATATTTTGGTGGCGATAAGCACTTTGGTTTTGATCATGTCACGCAGGTGATGCAGGTGCATGTAATCGCCGTGCTTGGTATGCACCAGCGTGGCAAAGCGCTCATGGCTTCCGCTGCCATACGGCGCGGAAACACGCGCCTCATCCTTCATATAGCTGGCACCGGCCTGCAATGATTGCTGGATGACTTTTTCCGAAATCTCATTTGGCAACTGGCGCAATACTCTAGCAAGTTCATCGCCACCGGTAAGCTGCATTCTCATTAAATCTGGCATATTACATCCCCGTGGCGCGTGCTGTTATATCCATGTATTCCCGATAATCGCCGCCCTCGTTTGCGCTGCGTATATCGTAAATCTTACCTTCCCATTTTATGCGGTGCGTCTTTGGTGAAATCCCGGCAATGTAATCCGTTTTGAATATAAGCCACTGCTCTGATTGGATCATCATGGCGGCAAATGCTTCACCGCCCTTACGCATATTGATGTAAGAAACTTTAGCCCAGACTTCGCGGAATATCGCCCACGTTTCGGTAAGCTCACCCAGTGAATTTTTTACCGTGGTGACTTTCTGAATTTCAATGCGCCTGTTTTTTTCACCCGCACGCACATCAAAACTCCCATACTTTGTACGGTGCCAACAGGTAATCAGCCCCCTTAGGCACAATCATCGCCTGCGATCCCATAAGCACATCCTCACGCTGGTTATACCAGTGAGCGATCATCAACAACATCGCCTGCTTGATACCCTGCGGCACGCTGGCGGCAGTATCGCCATAGCCGGTGGTGAAATTGATCACTACAGGATCAAGCTTCATTATCCTGAGCGTTGGCCACCAGAATCCGTTAAGGAGGCTCACACGCGCTGCCTGCTGCGTGTATGATACCTCATAGGTGGTTGGATCAAGCGTTTGCAACGTAGAATTTTGATCATAATATTGCACGCTCTGCACGGATTGGATCGGCGGCAATAAAAGGCGGAAGGTAATGCCGATAGGCCACCAATCAAGCATCTGCTGCCACTGCTGGGTGATAAAGCGGCGCTTGGTGATGCTTTCCGCCTGCCGCCGCGCCACGGTGATCAGCGCCGATAGGTATGGGTCTTGTGTGGTGTTGGCCGTGGGCGCGGAAGCTCCAAGCGAAGCATCCGCAATATTATCCGTGTATGTGGTGGTTGTATTATCGCTGATCGTGGCAGCCAACAGGTACGTGCTGCCATCATGCGCGGTACGGTAAATCTTTCGCGCCGTGACCGCGCTGCCTCCCGTTGGAATGCTGGTAAGCGCTGCCTGCCCGTTCACCGTATGATCCGCAACCGTGACCGCGCCGGACACTGCGCCTGCATCTGTTTCACCATCCGCCGTAACGTATGTGCAAAGCCAGCGGTACACGCCATTGCTGAGATTGCCAGCGCCCGATCCAAGCGCTGCCACGGGCGCTATCGGCGCAATCTCGCCCAGCGCAGTATCAATGCGTAAATGCGTTTTTACTTCTTGAACGGTAAGCGGCTCAACTGCCGGGGATGAAACTTGATGCAGGCCCATTATAATACCCCATAAATTAAAATAGGCGTGTTGCAGTTATTTCCGCATCAACAACATCAAGGCTGCCAACGGTAGGCCCGACATCAAGCGATCCGAAAAGCTGCAGATCATCGTTGGTACCTGCCGTGGTGTAAAAAACCTCTCTGCTTAATTCAATAAACGCGCCCGTGGTGGTTGTGACGATGCCTGTGGTAACTGCGGCTGATCCGTTGGTGACATCAGCCGGTGTGTTATTAACCCGGCGTAGCTTGATAGTTGCGGTGCGGTTTGCGGCAAATGTTGCACCGTTATATTTCAGCAATACGCGCCAGCGGATTTGATACACGCGGCCTACTGAATCGGTAAGCGTCAAATCAGGGCTGGTGGTGCCAAACACAATTTGCGCAGCGGAAGTGGTGAGGGAATACACTGTGCCTGCGGCATATACCGCAAGCTGGTTGGCGGTAAGAATGATGGTTTTGATGAAGTTGGCAACAAAATTGGTAAGCGTCACTTTTTTGCAGGCATTGGCAGCGGCGGAATCATTGATCAGGATCAAGTCATTGCCAACTGGCGTGGTTTTAGCGGTGAATTGATTTACCTGTTTATCCGTCATGTTTCATCCCCTAATCCAACAATATGGTTTCCACTTTCATCCACGATCCGATTGGCGCTTTCATCGGCCAGCCCGTAAATGATTTTCGCCAGTGCGCCAGCAACGTGGGTAACTATCCTTCCCACTATACTGCTAACGGTGGCCTGCGTCATTGCCTGATTTCTCCAACCAAGGTGCCGCTGGTAAAGTTTCCAGTTTTTACGCCGAAACGGTAAAGCACATCCGGGCTATCGGCAGGCTCATTGATGATTGCCGTAACGTTGCCTGTCCAAGTGAGCACTCCGCCGCTTTCATCCGTCACATCATCCCATGTTGGATTTGCATTTGTGCCGTTGCGCGTGCGCTGCAGGCTTGCCGTGGCTGACCATGTGCCGGACAAAGTGAAGTTTGCCTGACCGGTGATTTTGATCGCGCTGGAAAACGTGTTTTCCGCCGTGATGCTTGCCGTGACCTGATAACCCATAAATTCCCCCTCTAAGGGGGGGTGCTGATATACTCAACACCCCCTTGTGATTACGAGTTAGCGGATGCCGTAATTGTGGTGTTAAGGCCAACGGTGCCATCCGTGTTGGAAATGGCAATGGGCTGGAAGAAATCCATTTTTGCGCCAACATAAGCATTTGTGATGTTGGACGCGCCAGCACCGGAAATGCGGCCAT